AGTTAATTTTGTAGTTTCACCTTCGATAGTAATGAAATCCCCTACAAAATCAATTCCGTCACAAGAAGAAATAACCCCTCCTATGTCTATCGAGTTGGAGACTGCAAATGGAAGAGTTATTTTTACATCTCCTGAACCACCTGAATACCCTGACCAAACAATATGAACGTTACACTGAATAAGATTGCCAACATTCATATACTCACCGATAGCCACATCGTAAGTAATAGTCGGATCTGTGGTACTTCCTTTTATCTCAGGGGTCCAAGTTCCTTTACCTGAAAGCCCTTGAAAAAATAAATACCATTCTCTTGTAAAAAATGCATTTATTGAGTCAGTTATTGAAGCAGTTGCTCTTGGTATATTATTAAAATTTAAACCCATTAGCTAAAACTTTCGGTTAAATCTAATTCAACACCTTCAATATATACAGGCACAGGGTCAGTACCAGAAACTTCATACACTCGGTCTCTTATTTTTTCAGTTCCCCCTAATCTTCTCCAAATTGTACGATAACCATATTCTCCAATTTTACCAGTTTTTTTCCAATTCTCATTGGACCAAGTTTTACCAGCATCATCTGAAAAACGTAACATTACAAGGGGATCATATCCTTGACCATCGCTTAATCCTTCGCCTGGGTTAGTTATAAGCTGAAGAGAGTGTTGTGTAGTTCCTTTAAAATTATTTTGACCTGTCGGGAGCGCTCTCCATGATCTTAACCATTTTTGTGGTTGACCATTATCAGAATAAGTTTCTAATTCAAGAGAATATAAATTACCGTTTTCAAAGTCACCTACTGTTGTCAATGCATTAAACATACACATACATGTACTACGACTTCTGATAAATTCTCCATTACTAAAACCTGCTCGCTCATGCCACGCGGAAGTAGATGCATCATAAACCCAAGTTTTACCTTGACTTGGAAAATTTAAAACGTAAAAAGAATGACCGTCCTGTTGATAAGTGTAAGCTGAAGCGTTTGTTAAATCTGTATATTGTTGAATCTGCCATTCGACAGCATGTGTTGAAATTCTCTGAGCAGTATATCCAGTTGATCTGTAAATGACTCCAAATCCTCTATTATCTGCCCCTAGCCAAAAAATACCGTTATCCATTTTAGCTACTGAATAAGCGGCAATACAACCAATTTCATTAGAAGCTCCTGATATTGGCTGTAAAGGAAAAGGAGAAGATCCGGCATTGTATATTACTTCTATCGAATTAGCACCAAATAACCATACTTGTTTATGATCCACGATTAAACTTAAAAGTAAGTCAGGACTAGCTTCAGCACTTGCAAAATCAAGTGGTTCCACCTGAGTACCGTCTAATAAACTTGTGATCCAATATTTTTGACTATTGGGTTCATTGAATACAAAGTATCCATCTAAATAACCTACAGTAACAGCTCCTGGAAAATCTACATCGGTTATTTGAGCAAACACTTCAGTGGAGGTGTTGTATATATAACTAGGTCCGTTACAAGCAATAAATATTTGAGTTCCATTGTCTACCATGGAAGCAACTTGACATGTTGAAACCATTCCTATGTAAGTTACATTATATGCAGTATCAACTTTATAAAAACCAGTTCCTGATACTACATATAAAAACTCTCTAACATTCCACAGACCTCGAATAGGACCTTCCCCAACTTCGACTAATAATCGTAACCCAGGAGTTCTCATTAAAAAAGCAGGTTCTAAACCACCTTCAGGTACAACTTCAGGAAAAAGATTAACCATTCGATTTGCGGCGGCGTTGAGAGTTCTTGCAACATAACTTGATCCTAGAATTGGAGATTTCATTAAGCGTTATCTGTGAAGATATTATATCTTTGAGTATTGGAAATTAATGAAGCTGGCATCGACATCAAACTACTAGGGTGATTGATTTGTTGTAAATTTAATTTACTCTTTCGAGCAATAACTACTATTTCAGGAGAGGCAGATACACCAAACTCAGCAGCTAATTCAATAGCAAGGTTAAATCTAAATGCTCTTAGATATCCAGGAGGAAAAGCTAATGTATCTGATAATGTTGAAGGCTGAGTTAATTCAGTAATTGAAATAAAATGCCATGTCATTAAAGCAGTAGGGACAGGATATATTTTTAATGTAACATTGGGGTAATCCATGTTAATCCAAAGATACTGCGGATAAGTGCTAGTAATATTTTTTTGAGCAATTGCGTTATATTGATCTTGATTAAGCATTTGAACAGGATAAGAAATATTGTTGCTGTCTACATAATAAGTGGAATCATCTACTGAAACAGGTCGATTTCCTATAAAATCACCAGTAGGTCCAAGTGTTCGAGTTGCTTGATTCACAGGCCATGAAAATGATTGATCTTGAGTAGTGAATACTGAAAGATTCTCAATATTCCATGAATCAATCATTTGATTAAGTGCGGTTAGAGCATCTTGTGATGTAGAAGCTGACGGAGTTTCACCTTCAGCCAGTTGCCCGATCAATCGTAAAGAACCATTAATTAAATCGGAAACTGAAGAAGTTATCACGCTAGTTTATTACCTTTTTTCTTTTTTTCTAACGAGTTAATTTCATTAAAAAAGTTATCAACTGTTTCAGTAATTGGTACAGGTTCTACTGCTTCAGGTTCTACTGCTTCAGGTTCTACTGGTACAGATGGATCAAATCTAACCCATCCATTTTTCTCATCGTAAGAAGCCTCTTGTTCTGCACAAGCAACTTTAGTTCCATGAATAGGATGTCTTAAATAAATTGCGCTCATAATTCCTCTTTCTTTTCTTCAAGTTTAGTTAACAACATTTTGTAACTTTCGAGAACTCCCTGAATCTTAAATATGAGAATTTGAGAATTATTTAATTCTTTTTCCAAGTGAATAATTTCAGATTCAAGGAATTCTCTAGTAATCATTAGGTGTTTTGAGTAAATACTGGAATATAACAAGTGGCACCATTTACACGGATAGTGACAACTTGTTGAGCAGCACATTTAGCAGCATCACCAGCAGACCCAGCTGAAGTTCCAGCAGCAATATATAAAGTAGAGGTGTCTACACCATCTAAATTAAATAAAATTGGCACTTTAGTTGTATTCGAGTTAGTGAATCGCAAATACGATACAGTAGCTCCAATAGTAGCTGTCGCAGCTAAATCAGAATCAACTTGTATAACTGATAAAGTTCCACCAGGAGTAACTGAAGCAGCAGCCCCCAAAGTAGCTCTCAAAGCATTACCAGCACCTGAAACAGAACCACCTGAATTTACTGACATGGAAATATGGGCACCGTTAACAGTTCCACCAGTTGCAACTGCGGCAGCTACAGTAGTGAAAGCTCGTAATGTTTCACCAGATCCACCCGCACCTGTGAAATTTAATTTAGAATAAATTCCTCTTACATCACCAGTGGTATTAGTTGCAGTTCCGTAAAACTGATTAATACTCCCAGATGATTTTGAAATAGGTGAAGAAGAAGTTCCAGCAGTTACACCCAGTGTTGAACTGATGCTTGTAAAAGCCCCAGTGCTAGCAGTTGTAGACCCAATAGATCCATTAAAACTTGAATTACTAATAGAAGCACCATCAAGTTCGGGATCAGAATAAGCAACCCCTACAGCTTTTGTATTAGTCATTGATTAATCCTTTTAAGTCCCCCTCTTATGAGGGGGAAAATTCCTGTATTAAGAAATACGGTATAAAATCCAAGTAGCATCAGCAGTACGACGGGCTCTGAACATAGCGGCTGATTGATCAGTCGCAGCAGCATTACTTGCTACAACCATGTTTCCAACTAAGGTCCAGCCAGTACCAGTAGCAATAGTGACATCTTCGGCTGCTTCACTACCGATATTACATACAGCAAAATCAAAAGATGCATTTACTCGCATATTAGGAAATGCAGCATCCATCAAAGTACCAGTAGGTAGTGTATAAGTAGCAGCACCAGAAGCAGCTTGATCAGCTACTAACAATTGAGTAGCTAATTGAGCAGCGGTTAAAGTAGCAGTAACGCTAGGAGTTGCAGGAGCTCCTTGATAACCAGTAATAAGTTCACTAGTGTTACCATCTGTTAATTGGTAAGAGCTTATGTTTGCTAATTCAGGTAATGTTGGCATTTATTTTCTCCTTTATCCCCACATTCTAACAGCTGTTTCAGGTCTTTGAGCTGTGAATCCATATAATACGTCAATTCGGCAAGGCATACGGTCATTATTGATATCATAATCTTGAATAATACGCATGCTAATTCCATTATGAACTTGTCGAGATCCCATTACGATACCAGAAGTAGGTAATACAAGGTCGCAAGTAGCCATAGTGATAGCATCTTTATGAAATACTAAGTTTTGAGGGTAAGCTGTGCTAGCTGCACCTACAAAAGTAATAGCTGCACCATCTTGTGGGAAAGCACTGATTGTAGCAAGAGCTTGATCAGCAGTGTACATGGCTGGTTGTACAGCAATGTTAGTCCAAGCACCACCAGAAGCAGTATTAGCAGCTGTTACTACGAATTGTTGAAGAGAACCAGTTGACTGACGAGTTTGAGGGTTAACTGCATAAACACCAGCAACAGTGAAAACGTCACCTTCAGTAACAGTAGCAGAACCAGTACCACCATCGATAGAGATAGTTGATTGACCTTGAGTAGAGATGGTTCCGTTTACCAAGATAGTATCAGCTGTTGAACGAGTGCCAGTGGTATGAGTTGCAATAGACTGAGACATTGCAATTTCTTTGTAATCTAAAATGTTATCTGATACAGCACCATTTCGGAACTGTTTAGCAATAACATCAACTGGGTTAAACAAGCCTTTTAAACCTTCTACTAACTGAGCGTTTGCAGCTGGGTTAATTACACCGTATCGTGGTGACATAGGAGCAGCAAGTTCACTTAATTTTTGTTGAGCTTGTAACAATACCAATGATGTTCCAGGAGTAGTTCCAGGAGTACCAACGGTGTTGTAAATTTGTTTAAATACACTTGCGATATCGTTATCGATAGTAGCAGCTAACTGACTTACAGCTGGTTTAATGAATTGATCTGAGAAGTCATCAATTTTCATTGTTAATTCAGCAGTGGTGAAATTCATGGCTACATTACGTTGTTTAGAAACGGTTAAAGTGGTTGATTCTTCAACACTGTTTTGAACTTGAAGACCAGGACCATCAGTTACTAAATAACGGGCAGGTTTACGAATACGTAAAGTTGAACCAATTTGAGCTTGTTTGTTGGCAAAAGAATCATCATATTGACGGTTTACAAGTCTTCCGAATACAAGATTGTTTTCTAGTACCGCTAGAGCTTCTCTAGTGATCATATCGATCGTTAGTAAAGTATTAGCCATTTATTATTTCCTTTTTATAAGCCTTTGGCTTGTTTTATTAATCTCTGTTTGCGGGCTTCTGCCCATTCATCCATTGATAATTGTTTAATAGAACGAGGATCTGTAGTGTCATAAGAAGAATTATTTGAACCACGTGCTAGAACTGGGGTAATTGGAGTAGGTGCAGAAGTTACTCTTTTTACAGGAGGATTATCTGTCAACTTTAATTCAATTTTTCCTAGTTCTTTTGCTTGTATATGACCAGGCAATCGTGAAATTCTTTCAGCTTCTTTGACATTAGTACCTAAAAAGTAAGCAATCTCAGGACCTATTTCAGAATCACGAATTGTAACAGCCATCATTTGAGTAATAGGTAAATTTTCATTTCCTACAACTTGATCATAATCATCATACTTAGATTTGATTTCTTCTTGTTTTTCTTTAAAAGAATCTGTCGCATCTCTTTCATGTTGATCACTTTGACGTCTGGCCAATATTTCTTCAGCTTTTACAATCGCAAGTGCTTCTGCGTATTCTTCAGCTGAATTAAATTCATCTAGTGAAGGCGGATTATTTACTAACTGCTCTCGTTGAGCTTGAGCAATTTTTTCAGAATATTCTCTGTCAAACTTCCGTCTTTCTCTTGCGAGTCGTTTTTGAAGTTCTCTATCGAATTGTTCTTGAGTAAGTAATTTTTCTTCTTTAGGTTCTGGATCTTTTATCTCTTCAGGAGATTCCGGTAGTGAAGTTTCAGATTCAGTATTAACCGTGTCAACTGAATCTATCCCGGTTTCTAGTTCCGGTAAACTATCTTGAACAATTTGATCTTCTGACATATAACAACTTTCCCTAGTAATTACGTACTAGTACGGTATTTTGAACTTTAAATTAATATTTGATTGTTGTCAAATATTACTATTCTTCCCTATCAACATTAGGATTTTCTTCCACATATTCTTTTAATTCAGTTCTCAATGATTGAACCAATGGTTCTACTTGTCCCATTGGTAAACTTAATAATAATACTCCAATTTTTTGAACTAATTCTTCTGTTATAATATACTTTTTCATTCTACACCTCCTTCTAAAATTTTAACTTTTTTATGTAAAGATTTAACTGCTTCAAATAAAAAAGCAGCCATTTCTAAATATTTAAATCCAAATGGCTCATTATCTAAATCAAAAGTCACTAAATTACCAAACCCATTTGATATAAACTCCTCAGCAATGAATCCAATACCCTCTCTATCAATTGAAACATTTGAGTAGTCATATGTCTTAGCTTCATTCAAAAAGAATTTATCATGATCAAATTCTAATGGTTGAATATTCTTTTTGAATTTAAAAGAAGATGTAAGAGGTCTAATATCTCCCGAAGCGTCAATAATCGCAGCCGTACCTGTTCCAGAAGCAACGCTTACCATTCGAAACGGATTATCACCGGTAACAATCATTTTACCTAATGATGTGACATTATTTGAAGAATCTAGGGTTAGAGTTTCTAAATTTGCATTATTTAAAGCCCCACTTAGAATTAAAGACGCATCATTTGCCGCTGTTTTTTTGTACGTTATCGCACCGCGTATGTTTGTACCACTTTGAAAAGAGATATAGGCGTTCCCTCCAAAAGAACTGGACTCAGAAGTCCCTACAAGTTGTAGAATAGGAAGTGATCCATTTATTGCAACATACGGAGAAAACCCTCCGATATTCTGCCTGAAGTAGTCAATGTAAGGGAATTAGCACCAGAGGTAGTTAAATTACCCGCTAGTGTAATCGTATTAGACCCATTATTAACACCAGTTCCCCCATAAGTAGATCCAACTACTGATCCATTCCAAGTACCACTTGTTATAGTGTTCACTGTAACAAGTGAAGGTAAACTAGTCACGGATGAAGTTATTAATGTGCCAGATGTAGGTAAGGTAACGTTAGTATCTCCTGAAGTGGTCAATGTAAGGGAATTAGCACCAGAGGTAGTTAAACTACCCGCTAGTGTAATCGTGCTAGATCCATTATTAACACCAGTTCCCCCATAAGTAGATCCAACTACTGATCCATTCCAAGTACCACTTGTTATAGTGTTCAATCGAGTGATGTTATCCTGAGTTGCATTGGGTAGTGTAGAAGAAATGCTAGGAACTCCTCCCGCACTTGTGACAAGAACTCCATTATTTCCAGTAGTTAACCCTGCAACTGTATTAGCTGAAGATGAATATAAAAGTTGATTATTAACAGTGCTTGATGGATAAGTTGCAGTAGACCATATTGGAGCAGCAGATGAACCCGAAAGTAATAATTGATTAGCTGTAGCAGTTCCTGCCAATATCGCAAGAGCACTTCCGGTTGAGTAAGGAATTCCACCATTGGAAGCTGTTAATGATGCACCGGTACCACCTAAAGTTAAAGTTACAGGGGATGTTAGAGATATAGTATTACCTGATTTAGTAAGACCTGTACCAGCTAGAGCAAAATCTGCAACAGTAGTTTTATCAGTTTGACCTGATTGAACTATGGGAACTAATTCAGTCCCTGTTAAAGGTGGAGTAGCTGAAGGTAATTGTGAAATTTTAAGATTAGGCATTTAAAATCCTAGAGTTTATAAGTAAGAGTAAAGGATAAGTCCGGACTAGATGTAACTGAAGTGAATATTGAGAATAATGCTGTGTTATTGGCAATATTGGCAGATATATTTCCCACTGTCCTATTACTGCTAACAGTTGTACCACCTAAATCACCTACACTCTCAAAATTACCAACAAAAGGTAAAGTCATTGTAAAAGTGGCCAATGTACTTATACCAGTAGCATTAGGTCTAACTGCACCACTTACAGTGACAACATTTCCTATTTTCATATATTGAGCATCAAAACTATCTCCGAAATCAACAATATTAGTTACCCCAACAAGAACAGGTGAATAAGTTCCTGAGTCAACATCTGAAAAAAATTGCTGCACTTCGCACTGACGAGTCTCACCATCTTGTACAATTACTGTTAATTCATCACCTACGAGTGGGGTATTAGCACCAGTTAACTGGGATATTGTTAAATTTGACATTATATTTTTATTGAAAACCCGTCTTCTTGAAGTATTCTAAAGCCATCTTGCTGAGCCAGGTAAAATACAGGTGTTGGTTGAACGTCTCCGTCCCCAACAGTAAGAGTAGTAAATCCCTGTACTCCAAACCCAACACTATTTCTAGTCCCTTCGCCAAATGTCATCGCATGTTAACCGGTGTTGCATAGATTGTACCAGCAGCACTCAACTGAATAGCACTTACTCGCCATTTACCAGTATCAGCAGTTTGAGGAGCATATACTGTAATAGGAATTCCGGCAGGTAATAAAAATCCATTAGTTGCGGTAGCAGTAACATCAACACCAACAGCTACATAACAATCTGAATCAGATATTAAATATACACCTTGAGGACCAAAAGGCCATCCAGTAGTGACACCTGCGGTGCCTGTAAATGCCACACTTTGAGTGGGAAATGTTACATCTGAACAAAGTGGTCTTAATAATTCCATTATATTATCCTTTAAATCGTTTCTGTTAAATTAACATGCTTACTGTAGAGCATCAAGCATAATTGGTGGTTGATCAGGAACTGGTTGCTGCTGTGGTTCAGAAGGTAGTGGAAGTGAATCCATAACACCTAAATCACCAGTTACCATCATACTATCGATAGTACCTCTTACAATATCTTGCACCTGGTCTTCAGTTAATCCTGCTTGTAATGCAGAAAGTCTTTTAGTCTCAGCATCATATGCTTTAATCTGTACTTCTTCGTCTTTACGCTTAGACTCTTGTACTTCAAGCGATTTAGACACATTTTGTACCATTTGATGCAATTGATCTAACTCAGCAGCCATTTCTTGCATCTTCTGATTCGCTGCTGCCACCATTGGATCTTCAGCATCCTCTAGTAATTTAGGATCAATAGTCTTCTTAAGTCGTTTCGCAAGCTCTTGAGCACCAGGCCAGTCCATATCTCTTGCGAATATGTCGCCAGCAACTGCCCATAAATGAGGATTGGCTTGTAATATCTGACTCATTGACTCCATGGCTTCTTGACGCTTTGTCATATAACTAGGACCAGTGGTTACACAGACATCATATCGACCTACCCCAAGGTTATAGATCTTTTCAATAAGTACATTTGTATTAGGATCTCTAATCTCTTTAACCGGCTCTTGTTGAGAAGGATCAGTTTTTACTGTTTTAATCTGTTCATCAATTCCGATAATTCTAGCAATTCGTTGAGTGTCATAAATCTTAGGAATCAAATCCACAATCTGACGGGTATAGTACCGCACAGCACGAGCTAAGTTGTCAACGTAATGATAAGTGCCTGTATCAACCTGACGCTCCCTTGCGAGGATGGCTTTACCTGACCGCTCGTTAGAAGTAGCACCTAAACTAGCGTCATACTGACCAGTTGTACCCTTAATGTCTTCAGAGGCCCCCATTTTGGCCTGTATGAGCCCTGTCTGTGCCATCGGCGGCATAGACCTCTGAGGTGGTGGAAGAATCGCTTCACCGGTAGCTACTGTCGTAGCATTGTAAAGTAATACTGAATGATTATTAGTATTAGCAGTCTTCCAGTCATCTTGGAAGTTCTCAATCTGTCCAGCGATGGCGATGAATGGTGCCTTTGGAGCCAAAGCAAGCATCTCTGCTTCTTGACTAGTCCAGTAGTTATACATGCGTTGTGCATCCTTGGCATTTCTCACGATTCCTGATACATAACGTTTACCTTCAACAATAAACTCGTTGCCAACTACTCGAATGATAGGAATGTACTGACCCGCCCATTCACCTTTTTCAAGAATCTCAAAACCATTGGTCTTACACCACTTAATCTTGCGTCGTTGAACTGAACGAGTTTTCTTAGGTGCTCCATAGATTTCTTGATAACGAATATCTTCAGGAGTTCCAGAGTAAAATGATTTATTCCCTGGGTATAAATTCAAAGTAGTCTTTTCATAGTCCTCATAAAAGTATTCAGCAATCTTGATGTTCTTCTCATTACACCAGAAGTTCATCTGCTCATCGCCTCTACTAAGGTCCTGAATTGACGATGCTAACTGTGCCTTAGGGTAAGTTCTCTCAAACTCATCGTAAGTCATCTCTTCAGTGATGAAGCACCACTTGGCATCTGCACCACAAGGGTCTTGCATCATTGGGTCCATGTAAACTGAGAAGCTATTCCACACTCTAGCGATCTTAATCTCTTGATCAAAAGAGTCATCACTAACGTAGTCAGTCAGAAGGCGTATGTACCCTTCACCAAATGTCACCTGATTCTCACAGGCAGTGTCAATGGCGACGTCAGCATCACTGATATACTCAATGTGCTTTACAACACCATCGTATATCTCCGCTACTTCAATATCAGCATCACTGTCAACGGGGATGACCTTACCAGCGGGTCTATTCTGCCGTTGGTCATTAGTAATTTGCTTAATGTGTTGGGGTAGTTTGTTAATTGTCAAACAAGGTCGTGCATTGACGGTCTGATTAGTCCGAGTGTTACGGACTTCATCAGGCCATTGCCAGTTGTTATCAGGAGAACCCGCTGCAAACTTAAGATCCTGTAACTCAGACTCACGGGAGTCAGAATACGCGGATGTCGCAATCATCATGCGACTCTTTATCTCAGCTAGGAAATCAGTATTATCTGTCATATTGACAGGTAAGGTATCATCTCAGGCAACACTTGTCACGCACTCATCCATGACGTTGGTGCAGATGAGTAACTCTTGTACTGACTTACGACAGGGATACTGCGTACTAACTCGTCATCCTGGAACATGGGATAGGCAAATGTCAAAGCAAGTGCATCAGCTGAATCCGGCGACTTCTCACCTGAGTCTCGTTTACTAACGAGACTCTTAGCCCCGTTGGAAGTGTACTTAAACTTCTGCGTCATCAACTCAGTGCGCAGCTTCTTATCGTTAGGAATGCTCCCATCCTCTAACCAAGTCTTCATCAAATCCCATACCTGTATCCGCTGGTTCTTCCATCTCAGCTTGTTACTCGACTCACGCGATCCCTTGAAGCCTCGTACAGCAAACCCCTGTTCCTGAAGGCGTCCTACGATACCCCATCCGAGTCCTACTTGGTCAACCACGATGAGTTTGGGCTTATACTCACGAATGTAGCTAATAATGCGCCCAACCAACGCCATAGGGTCAGGCTCTCTGAACCGTATCACTGGCAACACTGTCAACCCTCTACGAAGGGTGATAGCAGTGTCATCCTTCCCCTCACCAGCTGGGTCAACCCCCATGACCAGGGGGGCAGTGGGGTCCATGTAAGCCTCCCTCTCGATAGCACCGTCCACCGCTCTCGATGAGATGAGGTGACCATCACCGATGTCAGGGAACTGTCCATAAACCTCTACCTTGGCTTCATTGCTATCGTCACCATACTCCGAGATAATCTGAGCATAGACCTGCTTGTCCGTGTCCTCCACTGTACGCGAGTCAATCTGTGAAGTCTCCCAAAACTCCGCCTTAGTGTGAAAACAGTCAAAAAAGTACCCCTCAGGCCGACGAGGGTTGCTGAATGCTAGCCAATACCTATCGAGTATGTTCTCAGTGAAAAACCCCGACGCTACCGACCAAATGCTATCCGGTATACCCGATGCCTCATCGAAGATCACCATCATCCCATCGTGGTTATGCACCCCCGCATACGAGTCAGGGTTCTCCTCAGACCATAGCTTACCCTCAGCCGCCCAATACCTAGTACCCTTCTTCAAGTCCCTCTCGACTAGGTCAGTCAACCACTGTGCTGGTATCAGCTTGGTTGCTGAGATCTCCCACCAATGGCAATGTATCGACATGGTCACCCACTTGGTCAACTCACCCCATGTGACAGAGCGAAGCTGATTCTCACTGTTAGCACTCACGATGACAGTCGCACCAATGCGCGTAGTCATCATCCACTGTATGAGCCAGCTCACGAGTGCCGACTTACCAATCCCCCGACCTGAGCTAACTGCCTTACGCAGTACGGACATATCCATCCGACCCTTGTTCATCTTAATATGAAATGCTATCGACCGTAACACCTTCCTCTGCCATGTACGAGGTCCTTTAAACCGCGCTAGAGGCGTGTTCTCCACTCCCCATGGGTAAATGAACATTACGAAGGCTTCAGGGTCATTAGCAAGGTCGTCAGTCCATAACTGAGTCATTAATGCCTGCTCTTCAGAAGGACTATATATCGGTTTCTGCATCATCTAACTCCTTATACGACGCGTCTATCGTGACCCGTTCTCTGGCCTCTTTAAGGGCATTGGTAATACTAATAACCCCATTCATCTCAATCTGTTTAATCTCACCATAACGTTTCTTGTTCCATATCCCTAGTAACCACTTGCGAGTGTTAATGCGGAGTGTGGAACGCTGCACGTCTTCCATGGAGTCAGTTCCATCTGATATCTCAATCATCTCAGCAGCAATCATCTCAGCCCCTATTTCAAGCGCTTCATGATACGCTTCCTTACGAGTGGGATCTTTCAAGACCCATTTAATAAATTTAGATTCTTTGAATTCACGGGGGTCATCTTCAAAGATAGTCTTAAGGGATTTACCCTCTGCCAATTGGTCTAGGACCCTTTCGAATGAAGAGTCAAATTGCGTTTCCATTATTTCATTTTTAAGTTTAGTAAGTTGGAGGTTGGCAGGTATAGGAGGTGGGGTTGGATGTAACCACTCAGGTATTGGAACAGGAGTGGATAGGGGGATATCTATCGATTTAATATTCCACTTAGGTGTAATAGAGGATGCGGTGGTTATTGGGGGTAATGATGGTAATGAGTAAGCGGGGGGATGGTTCATAGTGGTTTTGGTTGGTTAATGACGATTGTTTAAAATTAGGTCACTAGGGTCAAAAAATAAAAAAATTTACT